AACGAACGGGGGATCTTCGACCAGATTCTCCAGTTGTGGACGTAGCGGCCTTTGTGGAAAAGGTCTACCGCGTTATCAGACTCACCTACCTCTCTGTTGTTCCGAGTGGTAGGGTCTGTGACCTGCGAGTCGTTCGCCGTTTCTGTGGGTGGCTTCTCATCACAGCGAAGAAAGATCCGGAGATTGTATGCGGGGAGCTGAAAGGCCTCTCGCATGCCTTCCGAATCTGGGCCATAGAAGATAAGTGGCCCGAGTCCTACACGACGCAAATTCCGTATTCCTTCGTGAGACTTCTTAAGTCTGCCGCCTCGCATTCTGGCGCTCGAGCCCAGTTTGCGAGAATCGGTCGCGCTCTTCCGGTCGGTAACAATAAGGTTGCCGCCGAGGCCATAAAGACTTATAGAAAGATAGTCACGGAGGATACGGAACTTATTCGTGATCCGGACTTTGATTCTCACTGTGATGAGATTTACTACTGGGCGAAGGAGTTTGTTGAGAGGAGGTTGGACATGGTGCCCAGAAGTTCTGGTTGGGCACCCGGAGAGAATGCTGCGAGCCTTTTGTTCTCGCGCAATGAGGGAGGGAGAATCGGCGAGTTGATAGACTCCTCTAAAGAGATTCTTGAACCTCTTTTGGAGTTCACTCCTCTTACAGAGGGGTGTCCGATTCTCGAGGAAGCTATTGTGGAGACCGCATTCGAGAAGGCAAAGATCGAGCCTTTTGTCGGGAGAATTATGGCGGTTCCGCAAAAGGGTTGGAAGTCTCGCGTTCTGTGCAAGTTTTCTGCTTCGCACATGTTGCCCGGCGATATAATTCGACGTCAGGTCTGGCCCCTCGTTGAAAACGAGGAGTGGCTTGACGCCGACCGGGAGCCGAACGACGAGAAGATCAACCGTTTTATTCGGAACTGCCGAGGTCGGTCCGGTGTTTGTGTTAGCTCCGATCTCAGTGCCGCCACGGATTACATTCCGCATGAGGTAGCCCAGGCCTTGTGGCAGGGACTCCTCAGCGGACTGTCTATTCCTCATGAGCACTGGAGCAGAGACTATGTAAACAAAGTCTTCGGAGCGACCGATCTCATCTTTCCCGACGGTACGATTTCTCGTACCAAACGCGGAATCCACATGGGCACTCCACTCTCCTTCACTACTCTCTGTCTCCTGCATAGATATGCAGTCGAGATGTCCAATCAAGCGTCTTATCCCCATATCATCCGGGGAGACGATCTTATCGGAATTTTCTCGCGACCATCTTCCTATTTCAGGGAGATGAAGAACCTCGGATTCGTTATCAATCGTCGAAAGACGATTGTGTCCGGCAATGGCGGTGTTTTCGTTGAGAAGACCGTCAAGTTCCAACGCCAACCGGATCCGGTAGGTTTTCATGAGAGAAATACTCTCTACGCGAGAATTGCTTCCACCGATCGTCGCTTCTTGCAGCAAGTTATTGTCGCTGCGAAGTTTGAAGACGACTTCTCCATCTCCGGCCTCGTAAACCCGTCCGAAGACTTTTACGGGTCCCACCTTCGCAGAGTTGGCAGATGGTTCGCCAACATCAGAACCACAGTAACGACTCAAAGGTCCGTTCGGCGTGCTGCGATAGTATGCAGAGCCCATATGTCCAAAGCCATTTCCCGAGCGACTCAGCTCGGAGTTCCTATTTCCGTCCCGATTGAATTGGGAGGAGCCGGAATTCCTGATCGCGACGGTCGCTTGAATCTCAATGCCCCCTTCTGGTTTAGACGTGTAGTAGGCGCGGCAGCTTCCGATCCTTCGGCTGCTGCTCGTTTTCGGAATGTAGTTATCTCCTTGGACGGGTCTGAGGACGCCGTCTTTCAGAGACTCTACATCCGACAGCTCGATGACAACCAACATCTTGGTCAGAGCACCTACACTTTTACTCCAGAATGCACAGATCACTATCGTTCCGCGAAGCTTCGCTGGACGATGTATCGTGTGCTGGGTATGAATTCGAGCGAATCGATCAAGAAACGATTCCAATCGATGAGAAAACGGAATCGCCCCGTTGCGATCGCTAAATGGCTTTCGGCCTTCAAAGATCTTAAGAAGGTCGGGAACAGATGGGCGCCGAAGCGAAACGCGAATGTAGACCGCCTCGTAGATCGTCTGAGGCAGAACATCGGTCGCTACGTCCCAACACACCTGAGGGAGGAGGTTCG